ATTCGTACGGCAACATGTAGATATTATCCCAATGACTCCATACCATATTAATATTATACTCGGTGTTAATACTGTTGGCCCAGCCGATAAACTCACCTAGGTTATGAACATTATAGGCTTGTAGGGTATAATTTATTGTATCGTGTTCTGTTATCCCTTGCCACGTTTTGATATTTTTTTGTATGGTGTCCCATTTTACTGGATATCGTATGTACTCCAGTGTTTTTCCAATACCGTCCAGACTATATTGTACAAATAAATTGGGGAACTTTTCCAGTTTTTGTAAAAATGCAGTATTTACATTTGTTAAGTTTGTGGTGATATTCAACCACACATCAGTAAATTTTTTTTCAATCAGGATATCTAAAATATGATGTACTTCCGGCATTATAGTGGGTTCACCACCTAAAAATTTAATACGTCTAAAACTACCATCAGACGATGATATGTTCTTTAATAAAAAATCCATGTTGTCAGGTGTAAATCCATTGGCCTGTACTATTATATCATCCCCCATAAAATTTATTAATCCAGATGATCCAGCAATTTCCTTTTGAATTTGACTGCTTGCACTACTGTTACACATTCTACACTGTAGATTGCACAAGTTACTGGGCCTTAAATCCAAGTCTAGTGGACTGTGTAGACTATTGCCGTGTACTATGTCAGTAATAACATTTTGATATTTTTCATTAAACATATTTCTATCACTGTAATTGCCAACAGACTCTGCTGTAATACATCGACTACACAGATGTGCAATTTCACCTTGTGCAACATTAGGAAAGTCAGTCATTTGTTGTCTAATACGCTGAAAGTTAGTGTTTGACCATCTACGCTGTAGATCCCAATCTAAATTACTGTTATTATGCTGTTTAGCCTGACAACATATTTTTTCTTCTGTTTCGGTGGGAGTTACATACATATGCACAAATGGCGCCATACAAAATACTTTATTAGTCATACTGATACTTAGCCAAGATTAGTTGATTATTTTATATACTTTAGTATTAAACTGGGTTATAATTAAGTTTAGAATAAATAGTTACTGAGAGATGATTTAGACAGAGGAGGCAACACAATGGAGATTTTTAAACTAATAGCCGAAGTAGGCTTTCCCATTGCTGGTGCATTAGCTGCAGGATTTTTTGTGTTCACTACACTAAAGTATATTTTAGATAGTGTTAGTGGAAGTGTAAAGGGTTTGAATGGCATAATTAGTGCCTTGGATAACCGTGTACAAACAATGAATCATGATGTTATACGTATCGATACTTTGATGAGTAATGCGTTAGGTATACAACCTGACATAGATCGAATTGCACGTGCTGATGGGAAGAATGATGCAAGGAGAGACTAATGACTTACAAAGTAGTAAAATTAAGGAACGATGTTCTTGTTTATGATGTAGATACACCAGATGACAAGATGGAATTCATGGATAATATAAACGCCAAACCTGGTGATGTATTTCGTTTTACATATAATGGATGGTTAGAATACTTGGGAAACGATTTTGATGATGCTCAAAATCGCCATAGAGATGATTCTGACGCTGTAGAATTACTACAGAAAATAAATGGTGTTTAATTATGATGTGGTTAGATTACACAGTTGAAAGTGGACCTTTTGGCTTTACAGTACGTGGCGATTGGCCAGGTGAAGTAATGGGTAGATCAAAAGACGGTACTTGGGGAAGCAAAAGCAACCCACTATATAGTCCTGGAGAACATTATATTGTAAACGAAAGCGGCTGGCTTGTTAAAAATAAGTTTAAGCCTGGCGATGTTCTTATGGTAAATACAGAAGGACAACTGGTTAAAGTTGCCGCAGATACTCTAGAAGTGGAAAAAAGTAATGGGTAAAAAAAGTTCAAGAGCACAATATGTTAGCAAAGGAATTGTTGGAACAACAAAAAGTCGTACTAAAAGTGATGAAGATTATAAAAGCCGTAGAGCTTATAATCAAATGAAAGCATTTATATCGGGTAAAAATGTTGTACTTACTATTCCAAATCCTAACCCTAATGAAACTAATAAACGTTTTATAAAAGTCAATGCACGTGACGTGTGGAAGAGCTCGAGGCGTTAAATGGATATTGGCGGAATCATAAATCAATACGGTTTTCCAATTGTTGCCGCTGTCGGCATGGGATATTTTATATACTATGTTTGGCAGTGGGTAACCAGGGACGTTAAACCAGTACTAAGTCAAGCCAACAAGACACTTATTGGTCTTATTGACAGAATACGTATGCTTGATAATGATTTAATACGTCTTAACCAAAAGTTAAATGTAGTATTACAGTTAAGAGAGCAAGAACTAGAAGAGCTACGGTCTAAAAACAAAAAACTAGCCCAAAAATTAGAGGAAAAAGATTGACAGCAACTTTAATGTTTCTGTTTACTATAAAACATTGCATAGCGGATGTGTTCTTACAGACGTTCCATAAAAATGTACGTAAACAAGATTACCTGAACTTAGGGGGACACAGGCACTATGCAGAACATGGTGTTTGTACCCTTGTGCTTCTTTTATTTTTTGTAAATCCACTTATAGCCGTACTCTTAAGTATATTAGATTACCTAATACACTGGCATGTAGACTGGGGTAAAACAAAGTTTTGTAATTGGGCAGGAATAGAAAGAGCAACACCATTATTTTGGCGAATACACACACTTGATCAGATGGCACACTTTAGTACATATGCATTAATAGTATGGATTACTTACTGCTTGCAATAAACACGCCGTTCCAGTCTTTAGGCAGGTCTTGTGTTTGCATATATTCACAACGCTCTATCCACATATCATAATATCCGTCAATTTGCCCATCAAATTTACCTTTTAATAATGCACACAATTTTCTAGCCTTTTTAAAATCTTGGGCTTGATAATTTGTGTGCATTAAATCATGTATTTCTCTACTTTGATTGTATTGTGCTAAATCTTTTCCAGGATCGTCTAATACTGTGTATATACTGAGTCCAACACTTTTACCTTTTACCTGTAAGTCATCAACTTTAAGGAAAAAGAAGTCATCTTTTGTGTGTTTGTACGTTGCTTCGCCTACTAGTAGCAAACATCCATATTCTTTACACTTGCTTTCGATACGGGCGGCTGAGCTGACGCTGTCCCCCAATATGTCATAGCTGTGCCTTGCTGTTGACCCCATTTCTCCAATGTACCCAAGTCCGGAATTAATACCTGCGCCCATTCCAACTGGAGGCCTACCTTCGCTAACAATCTTATCATTAAATTTCTCCACTGCTTTTAGCATGTCAAGACCACATTGCACCGCTGTTCGTGGGTGCTGTGAATCATCTATAGGAGCATTGTGTATGTGCATACTTGCATCTCCTATATACTTAATTATCATTCCATTACTGTCTAAAACAGGTTTAGTAATAGCGTCCATGTATCCGTTCATAACTGTCGTCAATCCCTTTACATCGTCTCCGAAACTTTCGCCTAGTGGTGTAAAGCCACGCAAGTCACTAAACACAATACTAACTTCCTTTTTTACACCTTCTTTAATAAGTGCTGGATTTTCCTGTAACATTTTGACTACTGTTGGTGATGCATATCCTGCAAACTGTTTTTTAATTGCTTGCTTTTGTAGAAACTCATCTAAAAACTTTACAATGTAACGTAGCAGTCCTATAACTACAATAAATGCCGCTGGTATAAAACCATCTACTAACATGTTTTGTGTTTCAAACATATAGTAACTTGTGTAAACAATACCGCCTGTGCTTCCTACAAAAAATATTAACCCAACATATGTCCAACGTGCTAGTAATATTACTAACAACCCTATAATAACAATAGCTGCTAGCTCTGCCCAGGCCTCTGCGTCTGGATGTCTACTAATATTACTTTCATTAAACACTGTACCCAATAATACTGCTTGCATTTCGTGGCCGTAAACACTACCTGCAGCTGTAGCAATAGGCTGTGTTGTGCCTGCCGCTGTTGGACCTACAAATACAATACCACCATCAAAATCATCTGGTAAACTTAATGCACTAATACTTGTACTGCGCTGGCTCCAGTCTATCCAAACACGCCCTATATTATCTGTTTGTAAAAAACCATAAGCAGGAATACGTAATTTGTCTATCCCAAGCGGATTTAATTTAATTTGAAAACTAGGATCGCCAGCAAGTACACGTAATATTTCCATTGTAACATTTGGATACAATGTATCTCCACTGTTAAGCACTAGTGGTGCTCTACGTGTAACACCGTCTAGTTCTGGAAATGTATTCATGATACCTGCACCAACTGCTTTGTTTTCTAGTATAGGAACGTTTGCAATTATACCTGGCATACTTGGAATAAGGTCTCTATACTGTGGATTAATTACTGCGGCACCTGGATTTATAGGTTCATTTTTGCCTTGAGCACTTCCCAACATAGTTAAAACAACTGGGTAATCTTGCATTAATTGTGCAAGTTCTAGATCCTCTCCACTGCGATCAGTTTCACTCATAAGCACACTAAACACAACAAGTCCAGCATTGCGATCATATAAGTTTTTAATTAAGTCAGCATAATCACCACGTGGAAATGGCCACTGTCCGTATTCATTAATTGTTGGTTCATCTATGTTAACAGTATAAATGTTGTTTAACATAGGTTCCTGGTTTAATATAAGTGTATCAAAATATCTTAATCTCAAACTTTCAACAAAATTAAAGTTTGTATAAAATACCCAACTTAGTAATACTAACGCAAGTATACTATAAATTGGACTAAGTACTAATTTTTTTACCATTTATTGTCCATCCTTTCGGCCAACGTCTTACACTTATAGCAGTACGTGGATTATAAAGTTCATAACTAACACTATTGTCTTGGTTTCCGCCTAATATAACCCAATAACCTTCAGGTGTTGTTCCATAATAAAATCCAACATGGCCTTTCCATTCAGTATTGCCTCGTGGAAATATTACAATATCTCCTCGCTGTACATCATTTTTATTTACTGGCAACCCCCATTGTGTAAAACTTCTAGCCATTAATGGGTATTTGTTATCAATTGTGTACAAATTAGGAATATTATCTTCTGCTAATACTGCATTTACAAATGCAGCACACCATTCTGTATATAATGGATCTACACCTAAAAAATTTGTTAGTTCGTAACGATGCTGACGTTCTTTTAAACCTAGATAATCGTCAGCAACATCAATGCTGTCTTCTGTGTTGTTGTATGTACAGCCGGCAATAAAAAGTAGACTGGCGGCTGTACTTGTAATTTTTTTAATCATACTGTATTTACCATTTAAATTCATAGCCCATGACAACTCCTATATTATCTTTACCTTCTATAGAAGGGGCAATAAAGAAATCATCATAAGTTCCTCTTAAATAAGGCAATATTGGTGCTGTCGTGTAACCTGTAACTGCGCCTGTTTCCAAGCCAAAGTTTCCAAACTCCCAACGGTTGCCTCCGTAAAAACTTACATTATTTTCGCTGTTGTAATAAGCACCTGCAATTATGTTGTTCTCGGTATAACGTATATGCGGGTGTATGGCATTATAGTCGCCCATAAAGCCAAGATGCAGACTTAGTGCTAATCCTAGTTCAATCATTGTAATTTACCGGATTGTACATTTTGTCCCATCTAGGGCCAACTGCTTGCCAGTATTCACTACTTTCGTCCTTGTATACACTAACACCAAATACTATAAAAAACACAACAGCCAAACATATGATACTACCTCTTAGCATCTCGGTTGTCCCATGGTGCGTTTTCATAACATCCTGCAGGTAAAGTATCTTTATAACTTACTCCTGCTTCAAATCCGCCAGAGGTTTGCTTGATGTATGCACTTTCAAATGGCATCTCTCTAGGCTTACCCCAACATCGATTCAAACTCTGTCCAGGTACTCTGTATCTTGGGTTGTGTTTTAAGAAGTCTTTTAACTCTGCTAATTTTTCGGCATATATTGCCTGTCTATAATCGCTAGCACAAGCCGCGGCTTTACTAAAATCAAAACTATCGAAGTTTTCTACACTGTAGCCAAATTCAGCCAAGCATAGTTTTGTTGCCTCGTTGTTGCTTAACGATTCTGCTGATGCTGAGGTCACTCCTAACCCTAGCATTAGCACTGTCGCTAATATTGTTTTCATGATTTTCCACTCTCACTCTTTCTGTTCAGTTTTGTGTTACGGATACTGAACATCCGCCGAATGTTTGACAATTTTGTGTCAAACTATAACTCTGAGCACTACTAGTGCTACTTTGTGTTAAACTTAAATCTGTTCCATAATTACCATCTATACTAATAGTTGCTGTATGGCTATATGATTTCTTTTGATGTATAAACACATTGTTATCATCATTGTTAATAGTAAGGTCTAGACTTTTATCTTGATTTGCTTCTTGCATCACATGTACATTATTGTCATCACTGTATATGTTGACATCCATATTATGGTCGCTTATGCTATTCTGCGAGCGTTGCGAAAGTCTAATATTATTATTGGCTCCATTAACAGACAATTCCATATTATGTCCTCCGTGTTCCACATAATCATATAACCAACTTTCAGCAGTAATTTTATAACCTTGTCCTAGTTCCATACTATTATTATTGCCTGTTATATCTATGTCCATTGCGTCTGCATTGCAAAGACTGCCGTTGTGACATTTTTGTTTTATAACCATAGTGTTGTCATTACCGTCTACTGATAAACCAATTGATGCACCATCTGTTTCTTGTACTATCGTTACATTAATATCATCACCATCTAAACTTGCTGGTGTTGAACTGGTGCCTATAGAATTATCTTCTCCATCTTGTGTAACAGATAGAGTTAGATCATCCCCTACTTGGTTAATATAGATATCATTCGAATAAGCTATCGTTGGAACAGCCATCATCACACTGAGTAATACTAATCTGGTTATTAGTGCTGACGCCCAACTTATATCCGTAAATCTTAAATTCACTTTGTTGTACATTTAGTTCATATCCATATTCGTCGTTCATACGTATTCTTACGTAATTGTTTCCTACACGGTCTTCTCTTTCAAATACCCAGGTTTGCCCATCTTTTTGTAAGTTGATACCAGTTTCGGCATCAAAGCCTATTGTTGCCCTATTATTTTGCATAAGAATTGCATTTTGTCTTAGTAGCTCATCCTCAAATAATCTTCGTAATGCTTCATTTAATTGATCCAATATATCATATAATAGATCTCCAAGTCGCCAGTCCATTTCATCTAGTGCAGTTACCCATAAACTTTCAGTATCTAACCAACTATCACTTTCCAATAAGTCAACATCTAGCCAATCTAATCCCAAAAAGTCTGCACGTTTACCATGTCTGTATATAATTTCTTCCGCTTCATCATAAGGATTACGTTTACGTAATATAATAAGATGATTTAATAATTTTTCGTCTGTATCAATTAGTAGTGGAGGAGAAGGTGGTTGCCAGCGAGTGGTCGTCTGAGTGGATTGAAAGGCTTGATTCATTACCACTGCACCAACGT